CCGTCTTTTTCGCAACCGCAGTTGATCTAACGGGGGTTACGGTTGAGTCGGATTGTCGGCACGATTCTTGCGAGCATACAAGTTAAGGGAAGCATATGGGGATTACCGAAGATCAGGTGCTAGAGTTCATTGCTGCACAGGCATGGACGTACAGCAAGAGTTACCCTAGAAACCCGCATGATTATGTGGTGAAGGAGTTTTGCGCCATGCCTGAGTTGTGGGATGGTGTGGTGCAATACATTAGGGAGTACGGGCAGCGTGAGCGGTTCTATCGGGCACAGTACATGTACCTTTACATAGGGGAGTGGAAGTATTGGACTATGGGTGCGCCGATAGAGCGGCTTTCCGGAAAAACGTGGGGAATAGGTCGGAGTGAGAAATAACCTAAAAACGGAAAAACGTGTGGAAACGGGTGGCCGCGATGGTCGATAAGGTCGTCATCGGCAACGCCACCCTGTACCACGGCGACTGCCTTGAAGTCCTGCCGACGCTTTCGCTTGTTGATTGCGTTATCACCGATCCGCCTTACGGCCACAACAACAACAACAACGACCTGATCCATCGGTGGGAGGAAGCACTTGGGGTCGGCAAGTCCCCGGACGAAGCTGCCCGCCCCATCGCCAACGACGGGCCAGAGGCAAACGAGCTGTTCAAGGCGGCGCTGCCGATGCTCCACTCGATCATGCGTCCGGGAAGCTGCTGCTGCTGCTGCTGCGGCGGCGGGCCTGATCCGCAGTTCGCCCGGTGGTCGCTGTGGATGGATGAAGTCTTTGATTTTAAGCAGATGGTCGTGTGGGACAAAGGGCCGATGGGCATGGGATGGCACTACCGGCGCAGCTACGAAACCGTGCTTGTGGCGCAGAAGGCAGGCGCGGCGTGCAACTGGCAGGCCGACAAGCAAGACGTGGAGAACATCATCCGCCCCGGCCAGTATGGCATCCGCAAGATCATCCCGCAGGCGCATGATCACCCGACCCCCAAGCCTGTCGCGCTGGCGTCCCACTTCATCAGGCTGCACTCGAAAGCGGGAGAAACGGTGCTGGACCCGTTCATGGGTCGCGGTTGGGTAGGACAGGCGGCATCGGCAATGGGGCGGCGCTTCATCGGCATCGAGATTGACTGCGAGCACTTCGACCACGCCTGCGAACGTATCGAAAACGCCCAGCGACAGGAGTCGCTTTTCCACACGGAACAACCAACCCCGGTTCGGCAGGATGACCTACTTTCCACACGCTAATCCGGATAGCCGAAAATGGACGTAGTGATGCGGAGATTTGCAATGAGTTGGGACTTGAAGCGGATGAGCTTTTACGCCTAAAGCAACTGACAGGATTCGCCAAGCTGTTCGAAAGCGTCGAATACCGGAAATCATGGGAAACCCGAAACCAGATCAAATTGAGGAAAGAGTATGAAGCTGGAAACCAAAAACCTCAATGAAATCAAGCCTTATTGGCGGAATCCAAGAATCACCGATGAGGCTGTAAAAGCGGTGAAGTCCAGCATTTCCTCGTTCGGTTTCAATCAGCCCTTGATTATTGATGCGGAGAACGTGATTATCGCGGGACACGTTCGTTACAGGGCTTTGCGGGAATTGGGTTTTACCGATGCAGACTGTGTTGTGGTGGATATGCCGCCATCACTAGCCAAGCAGTACAGGATAGCGGACAACAAGACAGCCGAGATAGCGGTATGGGATGTAGGTAAGTTAACGCTTGAACTTCGTGAAATAGGTGATCTAACCTCAATGATCGGATATTTTCCGGGCGGCGAATTAGAGGCTTTGATGAACGGCGCAGTAATGGAATCATATGGGCCCGTTACCGCCGAAGATTTATCGCGCCGCGAGACTGCGCTTTCAGGAACCATGACCGACAGGGCGGGCGCATCTACGACAAGATATGCGCCGGTTACTTGTCCTGAGTGCGGGCATGATTTCAACATCAATGCCGAGGAGTTCTTGGCAGAATCGGCGCGTACTGTTAATAAAGAGCCAATCCCGTCATGAATCCACGAACCCCTACAGCGTTACGAGTTCTGTCGGGTAATCCGAGTAAGCGCCCGCTTCCTACAAATGAGCCTCAGCCGGAGTTGGGCGCAGATATGCCGGATTGGTTATCTGATGAAGCCAAGGCGCATTGGGGCGTGGTTTCCAAGCAATTGCATGATGTAGGAGTGCTTACCAAGATGGATGGCGTGGCGCTAGGGCTGTATTGCGAGGCATTCGCCCGCTGGAAGCACGCGAATGAGCAGGTCATAAAGTTCGGGCCTGTAGTTAAGGCTCCCTCTGGATTCCCGGTACAATCGCCCTTTTTGTCCATAGCTAATAAGGCATGGGAGCAGATGCTACGCATACTGCTGGAATTTGGGATGACCCCGGCGAGTAGATCACGAGTTGTCTCAGCCAAGCAAGAAGATGAAGAAAGCCCATACCGAAAATTCGCAACGTGATTTTGTTGCAATCGCCATTGAGTACGCAGAGGGCGTAGTCAGTGGTGCCATCGTCGCTGGCGGGATAGTAAAGAAAGCGTGTCAGAGGCAGTTAGATGATCTAGCGAAAGATGACTGGCCGTATTACTTCAATTCCGTAACTGCCAATCGCGTTTGCGAGTTCATAGAGTGCTTGCCGCACACCAAGGGAATATGGGCGCAGCGGCATGAACTGTTGACGCTAGAGCCATGGCAGATTTTCCTAGTAACTACGCTATTCGGCTGGCTGCGCCTTGATAATGACAAACGCAGATACCGGTCGGCGTATCTAGAGATTCCGCGTAAAAACGGGAAAAGCCCTTTAGCAGCAGCGATTGGTCTGTATATGCTGCTCGCTGATGGCGAGTTCGGCGCGGAAGTATACGCAGGGGCGACAACCGAAAAGCAGGCGTGGGAGGTATTCCGCCCGGCGCAGTTAATGCTGTCTAGATCTCCTGCGCTTCGCCGCGCATTGGGCGCTGATGTATGTGCGCGTGCGCTAATCAAGATCAAAGACGCTAGCAAGTTCGAACCCATCATCGGCAATCCCGGCGATGGCGCTAGTCCGTCTTGTGCAATCGTGGATGAGTTTCACGAACATGATACGCCTGCGCTAGTGGATACCATGGAAACAGGCATGGGCGCGCGTGAGCAACCTTTGCTTCTCATAATCACTACTGCTGGATACAACATCGCGGGGCCATGCCACGAGAAAAATGATGAACTAAAAAAGGTGCTGGATGGCGTGATTGAAAACGAGCAATTATTCGGATGCATATTCTCTGTTGATCCAGAGGATGATTGGGCGAATCCGACTTCATTACGCAAGGCCAATCCGAATTACGGTGTATCCGTTGATGGAGACTTTCTGCTGTCTCAGCAGCGGCAGGCAATGGCGAATCCGGTACAGCAAAACAGATTCAAGACGAAGCATCTGAATGTGTGGTGTGCTGCGCTAAACGGTTGGATGAATATGCAGACATGGGCCTTGGCGACTGACACCATGTTAGATGAAGATGAATTGCTAGGCGAGGACTGTTGGATTGCGATTGACCTAGCAAGCAAGAGTGACCTGTGTGCGGAAGCGCGCGTATACCGGAAAATGCTAAATGCCAAGGCACACTATTATCTATTCGGTAGATATTGGTTGCCAGAAGCGGCGATTGAGGAGCCGGGAGCCAATCACGCGCATTATGTAAAGTGGGTCAAGCAAGGCTTGCTTACGCAGACCGATGGAGCGACCGTAGATTTTGACGCGATCACCAAACAGATACTTGAGGATTGTCGGAGAATTAACCCGAAGGAGATCGTTTACGATCCATTCAATGCTACGCAGATGTCGCAGGCATTGATGGCAGACGGCATGAAGAATGTCGTTGAATTTCAGCAACGACCATGGAATTTTGCTATTCCCATGGATGAGATAGAGGCGGCATTAAAGGATGGACGATTCCATCATGACGGGAATGCCATTACTACATGGTGCTTTAGTAATGTCGTCGCCCGTCCTGTAAAAAAGGGTTTGTTTAGCCCATCAAAATCAAAGAATCACCAGAAGATTGACGGGGCTATCAGCACGATGATGGCCATTGCAAGAGCGGTAGCAGTAGATAACACAAGAGTTCCAGCATTTCAGATGATTATCGGATAGGAATAACCATGAATCGTTTTTACTCAAGGTTTGAACTCAAGTCTTTTGACGAGAGTACGGGTGAGTTCGAAGGCATCGCGTCCACGCCTAGCACCGACCGCATGGGCGACATCGTGGAGCCGAAGGGCGCGCAGTTCTCGCTTCCGCTCCCGCTGCTGTGGCAGCATCGCAGTGAGGAACCCATCGGGCAGATTATCAGCGCGAAGGTGACGGCGGCGGGCATCGCGGTCAAGGGCGTGGTGATGAAAGATCTGTTGCCGCGCATCGCGGATGCGTGGACCATGATTCGCGCGGGGCTGGTGCGCGGACTCAGCATCGGGTTCCGCATCATCAAATCGGAACCCATCGATCCTAAGGACCCGTGGGGCGCATTGCGGTACTTGAAGTGGGACTGGCTGGAGTTGTCGGCGGTGACGATCCCCGCGAACGCCGACGCCAGCATCCAAAGCATCAAGTCGTGCGACGACCAGCAACGTGCCGCGCTT